AATAGAGAAACAGTCGTACCAACAGCTCTGTTTTGCATGTCATTACCAGTATCCATGTTAGTTATAGCTGCAAACTTCTGTCCTGCTTGTACAACAAAGCCCATTAGTTGGTATAATGTAGCCGATGGTTCCTTAAATGGTAAAATTTGAAACTGATCTTTGATATTACCCCCAGGTGCATCAACATCTCTAAACTCTCCTGGTTGAAATGGTTGGTCATCGTCTCTAATTCTTATACCTCTAGACTTAAATCCAGCCGGTAAGTTAGATAATGTACCAGCGTCTAGTAATTGTCTTAGTGATTGTGTGGCCGTTCTACTTAATCCACCAATCATGTGAGTTAAACCAAAGCCATAAAAGCCTAATCCAGGTAAAAATTTAAAATGTACAAAATATTCTTTACGTTTTTTTGTATCATCTTCAATATCATAGTTACGATAGATAGATAATATTTGTCCAGAGCCTTCATCAATCGTTACAATGTATGGAACCTTAACTTGTTTCTCTGGATTTTGCATTTCAAATTCTTCTAAATTACAATCAACATGCATTTCTAAAATAGAGAATGAATATTGTTTATCTCCACCTGGAGTTACCCCTTCTAATTCTTGATATTTTTTTTCAATTTCAGTGGGGCCTGTAGATGTTGGTTTTAATTCTACATCTCTATAAAAACCACCTTGTTGTTTTTTTAAAATTTCATTCTCACCCATTTTAATTACGTGAGTAATTCTTTCACAATCCATTAAATCTGTTGCGTAGTATGGAACCACTAAATCCTCTGCAGGAATAAACTTGGATACAGCTCTTTGCATGACTTCATCATAGTAAACTTTTTTAAATGCAGATCCTGCTAGTGCTAAATAAAATAATAATTGATCAAACTCTGGAGTGTATTCCTCCATCTCTTCCGTAATCATATAATTCATAAAATCTTGGACACGCTGCGCTTGATTTATTTTGGCATCGTCTTCTGCACCTAGGACTCTGGTTCTTACCGGTCCAGATGAAGGTAATAATTCTTTATATGCTTGTGCTTGAAATTGTGTGACTGCCTCTGATAATAGTGGATGAGTCACGGATGCCGAACCACGAAATGGCCTTGTCATTTCCGTGTGTTTGATACCAAGTAAATCTAAATTATTTGTATATGAAGTTTCCCAATCTTTTCGTGAAACTCTATCTTTTTTATAATCGTCAAGCAATTGGTTAGACATTCTTTGCAAAACTTCATCAGACATATCTTCTGCAATGTTTTTGTAAAATTCACTAGCTACATCAGCCACCTCTTCTATAGGTGCGTCTTCATTTGAGCCTTCTAATTCAACATCAACTTCTTCAGCTTCAGGAGTTTCTAACTCCTCCACAATTGCTTTTTCGATTTCAGCCATTAATATAATTTAGTAGGTTTCATCCTCGCCATTCCACCACCACGAGCTTTAACCATTTTACCAGCTTTAGCAGCAAAAGGATCTAAACCAAAATCACTTGATATTTGATTTGCTTTTTTAGGCATAGTGGGTGATAAGTCTCCTTTATCTCTTCTCTCAGTAACTTTCTTTTTCATTTTATCGGAAGCAACTTTTACTTCACTTGCTTTCTCTTTTACTTCTCTTGGAAGCGCATCAGTATCAATTGTAGTTTTTACTTTACCACCAGTCATAGTAGTTGCTCCAGAATCTATAACTCTTTTTTTATTTTTTGATGATGATGGTGTCTTTGCACTTGGAGGTGCACCTGTAGGAACCATCGAACTTTTTCTCGTTCCTAACAATGCGCCAGCTCCAAGTATGGCTGCTGCCATTCTTAGTTTTCTTTTTCTTGACATAATTAATCTCCTAATAATATACGTAGCCTGGGTAGTGCTGTCCACATAATCGTCATGTTCTCCATGAGGAAACGCTGCACATTCTTCAATAACTTCTTGAGCCCAATGTTCGTCTCTAGGATAATATATTTGGCCAGACTCAAATATAGGTGCACAAGCGTTGACTCGTGAATGTTTGTCTTGTCCTCGTCCTGGAGTGTAATCCATAACCGGAATTCCCATTCTTCTAAATTCTTGTAATAAACTTTGTCCACTTGCCTTAGCTTCAATGATTACAGTTTCTGGTTGCCAATATTTATATTGATCTAGGGCTACCATTTTTAATTCTGGAAAATCATATTTACCCTTAATCGCATCAATTAACATAATAGCATCTGGCCCTGATTCGTGAGGCGTGAATATTCCCCATGTAGTGATAGCTGAATAGTCGGCAGTTTCTTTTTTACTAAATGCCGTGTCGTATGATTGAATAACATGTTTTAACGTAGGAAGATCCCCGACCCAAGGCTGCCACCATTCTCTTTTAAGAATTGCTCCTTCCTCTGACGTGGGGTTTTGCATGTATTGAGCTGACCAATTTCTAATTGATATTGACGCTTTAACTTTTTCTAATTCATCTAGAGACCAATACTCAGGCCATACTGGTTGTACATTTTCATCTTCACCAAGCAAAGCTGGAAAAGAAATTTTTTCCCACTTGTCTGCTTTAGGTTCATTTTCTGATTTTATTAATCGACCAGTCAAATCATCTTGAGCCCACCTTGTCATTACAAGTACGATTGAGCCTCCTGGTTGTAAACGTTGTCTAGGACCAGACAAGTACCAATCAAAAGTTCTTTCCATTGCACTATCGGATAGTGAGTCTTGCTCCGTGTGTGGATCATCGATAATAAGTAAGTCCGCCCCTCGTCCTGTGATAGAACCGCCAACACCCGCTGCAAAGTATTCCCC